GAAAACGACACCTGGCAGGTGGGCTACGACTACCGGAACAGCGAGATGAAAGACTGGTGCATCGAAGCCGGAGGCACGCATAATCTGGGTCTGTATCTGAAATGTGCCCAGCAGACCATTCCTAAAAAGAACATGTGTTCGTTCTGGGATATGTTCGGAGAAATATTCGGTATGCCGCTGCGAGTGGCTACTACCACCAGCCGCGACCCGAAGGAATACGACCGTATCGAACGGATGCTGCGTGACATGGGAGCAGCCGCTTACGGCTTGTTCCCCGAAGGAACTACCGTCGACCTGAAGGAAAGCACCCGTGCCGATGCGTTCAATGTGTACGACAAACGTATCGACCGCTGTAACTCGGAAATATCGAAAGGAATCCTTACCGTCACGATGACCATGGAAGACGGGGCCAGCCTTTCGCAGAGCGAGGTGCACCGCAAGATGCTGGAAAACCTGATTCAGAAGGATGCCGACCTCATCCGTGATTTAGTGAACTGGCAGCTCATTCCCCGCATGATCCGTCACGGATTCCCGCTGAAAGGTTTCCGCTTCGCGTGGGACGAGTCGGTAGACTATACTCCCGATCAGCAGGTAGCCTACGAGCGTCTGCTGCTGGAGCATTACGAAGTAGAGCCGAAATACTTTATCGACAAATACAACATCCCGCTGAAGCGGAAGAAAGACACTTCCTCCATAGCGGTTCCGGATGTGAAGAAAACGGCACAACAAAAATCAGGAAAGGAAGAGCAGAAACTGGCATTACCGGAAGGAGAACACCCTTTTTTCGACTAAGCCCCGACGATTATAAGGGGCTGCATCAGCGGTACGCCGAAATCGTAGGCTATAAGCTTTCTATTCACTTGTCTTTCGATAATAACGCAATACGGAAGAAAGCTAAGGAATGGGCTTCAGTAATAAAAGACCCGGAAACTAGAGATGTGGCAGAGGAAGCGGCTGAAATTTTGTTGCGCCAAGGCTTTGAACTTCCCAGAATACAAGAAAAAGATTTAGGAGGCAAGACAAAACGAGGACTGGTTTTTGCAAATTACAATGCTTTCGGAAAAGTTATTAATGTAAATAACAATAAAGCCATCAGAAAAGCAGGTGGATTCAGAGGTTATCAGCAACAGGGTGTAAAATGGGGATGGTTAGTACAAGATAACGCCATACTTCATGAACTGGCCCATCACATCGATTCGGTAATTAATCCGGATTATGACAAGGTGGAACACGAGTGGAATGTAGAACTAGACAGACAGCTTGTAAAAAAAGAATTGTCGGAATATGCTGCTACCAACAGAGCGGAATATGAAGCTGAATTAATATCCGGAATTCTTAGAGGGAAGGTCTATTCGAAAGAGATTCTAGATTATTCTTATTTTGCTCATTTGGACGACGAAAGAGCAAAGAACATTCTAAAGTTGGGAAACGGAACTATTGTTAATGATTCCGGACTTCCCCGTGAGTTTGACAAGATGGCTGAAACCGTTTATAAGAATCCGGAGAAAGATGCTGCGGTACTGCTTACTGACAGCGATGTAAGAAAGTTTATTGAGCGTCAGAAGCTTATATTCGACAATGCGGTAGATACCGCCTTGAAGGAAGTACCGCTGGACGACATTTCCGTGCAGCGTCTGAAGGAATCGAACTACGTGTTCAGCGGTATCAAGACCTTCCACGAACTGAACGAGGCTTTCCCCTCCCTGCTGGATGAAGAAGGAAACCGCAAGCCGTTTAATCAGTTCTTAAATGATGTTCAAAAGGTGTATGATGCCTACAACGTGCAGTATCTGCGTACGGAATACAACTTCGCCCAGGCTTCCGCACTGATGGCGGCACGATGGAAGAAATTCGAGCAGGACGGCGACCGATATAACCTCCAGTACCGGACCATGTACGATAAGCGGGTACGACGTACCCATCGGATGCTGCATAACATCACCCTGCCCATCGAAAGTCCGTTCTGGGACAAATATTTCCCGCCCAACGGATGGAACTGCCGCTGCACCGTGGTGCAGGTACGCAAGGACAAATACCCCGTGAGCAACGAGCAGGAAGCTATGAACCTGGGCAGTCAGGCTACCGCCGGAAAGTATCAGGAAATGTTCATGTTCAATCCCGGCAAACGAATGACGACCTTCCCGGCATACAATGGCTACACCCTGCGCAAATGCAACCGGTGCGAAGTACGCCCTGACAAGATGAAGCTGGCTGCCGACATTCCGGACAATGAGGTATGCCGGGCGTGCAGGCTGCTTCAGGAAATGCGTGCCGGAAAAGAAAGGTTACAGGAACAGCGTAAGGCTGTCCGTCAGTGGGCCAAAGAGAATTTAGTCGGAAAAACCGTACTGGTTCAGGGAATACAGAATCCGGTGGAATTTACCTCAAACGGTATCAAGGAAGCATTGAACCAGCCTCACAAATTTGTAAGGGCAAAGAATGAAGCAGTCTATAATCTGATCAATCTGCTGAAAGATGCCAAGTTTGTTTTGGAACGTCCGGATGAAAAGGGGAATCCCATGGTCATGAAATATCATTACCTGCGCATCCGCATAGCTGATGAGGATTCATTTGCCGTAATCCGGGAACTGGTGGACGGAAGATGCCAGTTTTATTCCATCGTGGAGAAGCTGAAAAAAAGAAAAGAGAGCGACTGAAGCCTTTAGTGAAGGATCTGCAATCCAACCCAGTACTTCGCGTCACTCTCTCTTCTGCAAAGATACGATTAATTCATTAAAAAACAATGCGTAATGGCTGAAAAATCAAATCAGATAACCCGTGAACTCCAGCAGCGGGTAAACCAGCTGATAAAAGAAACGCTGAAGGATATACGGACGGAAGCACTGGAAGAGTTCGACCGGAACTTTGAGCGTGAAGCCTTCTTCAACCAGAAGTGGGCACGCCGCAAATACAACGACGATACAAGCCGGGGGCTGCTCATCCGCACCGGAAACCTGCGACGTAGCATCACGGGACGCATCACCAGCCGCGACAGCGTGGTAATCGAGACCACTGAACCGTATGCCCGGATACATAATGAAGGAGGCACCATCACCGTGACACGGAAGATGAAGAAGTACTTCTGGTACCGCTATCAGACCGTGACCGGCGGAAGGGCTGCCGACGGATTCAGCTACAACCTGCAACGCAAGAAAAACGGCACACCACGCAACAACAAGCGGAACCGTGCCCTTACCGCCGAAGCGGAGTTCTATCGTGCCATGGCCCTGAAAAAGGTAGGTAGCAAAATTACTATACCCAAACGCCAGTTCATCGGGAACCATCCCGACCTGGAAAAACTGCTGAAAGAAATCTTTTACAATAACGCTAAAAACTTTGACACACTATGAGACGTATGCTTTATCTCGGCCTGACCGAAGCTTTAAAAGAACTGAAAGACGACGGCGGACAGCCGCTGATCCGGCACATTGACCTGTGGAACGAGCAAGTGGAGTTTATCGAACAGGAAGAGCCGTTTGACACCCCGGCGGTGTTTATCGAATTCCGGCCAGTGCAGTGGCGCACGCTGGGAGGAACCACCCAGCAGGCAGACGTTCCGTTCCGGTTGCATGTGGTCACCAAATGGCAAGGAAGCGCAAGGGATGGAAGCGTGTTTCAGGAAGAATCGCTGGAACGCTTTGATCTGTTGGACAAGATTGACGCGCACCTGTTCAACTTCTTCCTGTCTGTCCGGAATGAATCTGTCTGTATGACCCGCCGAACGGGCAGCAGCACCAACCACAACCACGAGGAACTGGTGGAAGACATCAGCGATTTCACCTGCCAGGCCACACAGACCTTTTAACCGAAAAGCGTCAGCTGCCGTTCCGCCTGGGCGATGCGTTCCGTCACGCGCGGATCGGCGCTGGCGTTGATGATATTGTAGAAAGTCTTTTCGCAAATGCGGTATTTCGGCCAGATGTAACGACGAAGGATTTCCCGGTTGGACAGTCCGCTCCGTGCATGCTCATCATAAATGCGCACAATGTCCTGCACGCGGAAGGCATAACTCATTCCCACTATTTTCTGACGGTTACCTTTCATTCTTTTAAGCCTTTATCCTTTCCGCAAAGATACAAAAAACCGCACAAAAATCAACACTTTATGCCTTGAATCACCTCTTCCGGTACTTTGGACGACAGGACTGCCGCTGCCTGCCGTAATTTTACAGCGTCATGACAGAAACAACTGATTTATCAACCCTCAAAAACATTACTGACTATGGCTATCAATTACAGCATTGCACAGATGAAAAACCCCAATGACAAGGGGGCACCGGCAAAGTATTATGCGAAGGCACAGGCATCCGGAAGCGTTGACATCAACGAACTGGCCGAAGAAATCTCGTATTCCACTACCCTCACCGACGGAGACGTGCTGAACGTGATCCGTGCCCTGGTGAAACAGATCAACAAGCATATTTCCAAGGGTGAAATTGTGAAACTGGAGAATCTGGGCAGCTTCCAGGCGCAGATCTCCAGCGATGGCGCAGAAGCTGAAGAAGAATTCAGCACCGCCAACATCCGGAAGGTATCGCTTCAGTTCCGTCCCGGTATCGGTCTTCGCGGTCAGCTCAGCCTTGACAACCTGACGTTTCACAAAGTGAAGCCGCTGAATGCTCCGGCTGCGGAAGAGGAAGAAGGCGGTCTGGGAGCCTGATCACCGACTACCTGGCAGTGACTGCGACATTACTGCCAGGTAGTGATCCAACTACCCTGCGGTAATTAATAATTTACTACGGGGTAGTTTTTTCATTTGAATTTAGTAACTTTATAGTCGATTCATTAACTCTTAAAAACAACACAAGCGACCCATGAATGCCATTTACCTGACCGATCTGGCCCTGCTCTATTTTCCTCACAGCACCCCGCGAAGTGCCGTTTCCCAACTTCGCCGCTGGGTGAATCTCAACTCTGAACTTCAGCAGCGTCTGACCGAACTGCACTACCAGAAAGGACAGCGCGCACTGACTCCCCTGCAACATGCCGCCTTCGTAGAGTTCCTGGGTGAACCGGGAGAATGATACCATACACAGACAGCAATCCCCAGCATCGGTTTCGGTGCCGGGGATCGTTCTGTCACTTAATCAATCTTTTGTAAATTTCTTCATCGGCTCTTTTTATGGTTGCAACGCTTTGTCCATAGGCATATATGGCTTCTTTGTCTAATATCTTACCATCTTGCATCCATGCGCGATATACATACGGATTCTTTGAACTTTTCTTTGCATGTGAAAGCCTTCTATAAGTCTTTTCTGTTTTTTCATTGTAAAAGCATTTGATGATGTAGTTTAAATCTTTTTCGCTCATAGTTTACATTATATTAAATCCTTCAGACTGTTCAAAAAAATCAGCCAATGCCTCTACTTTTTGCAGAAATTCCACAGAAGGTGGAACTGCTCCCTTTCCATAGATGGATTCTAACATGACTTGTTCTTCTACTGGGATTTTATCCCATTCTTCCCGTAACTCCCGCTTTACAGAAACATATCCTCTAAATAGTCTTGCCATGATAAGCGCATCTTCCTTTGGCACATCAAAGCCGTCGTTGCTCACCGGACTGCCATCAGAACGGGAAGCGTCGTATATGTATTTATCAGTATAGAAGGTGTTTCTTCCATATCCAAACAGATAACCTGCTCCCGTTTCATCCAATATTATTGGCCACGTGAATATCATTCCGCTTTTAGCTTCCACCTCTTCTTTCTTTGGTATTAAATCGTATCCCATATTACTATTTTTATAAATCAATAATTTCAATTTTCAAATCACGCTTCAGTTCCCGAATCATGTCAAGTGTGTCATTATTCTCAATATCAAAGCAGATACCCAGTAATTCCGGGTTCTGCTGTGAACGTTGCACCTTCAGATCGCAGGGGCGGTTCCACTTCACCCAGATGAACATAAACTGGCTGATCATGCTGTAATGAATCTTTGCCGCCACTCTGCGAGGTCTGAACAGATTAAGGTTCTGGTTCTGCATAGGGTTCTATGTTTTTAACAACCTGTCCACTCAACCAGATCCGTCCGCTGCCCTGGCATTGCGGACACACTTTCTGCTGGGGATATTCCCGGCGCACATCTTTCTCTGCATATACGGTTACTGAGCCGGTTCCTCCGCACTGGCGGCAAAGGCATACACGGCGATGGATATAAGTCTTTTCTGTTTTCATCTTCTGTCTGCATCATTAAATTCAGGTTTCACATCGGGTTCTGCTTCGTAGGGGTAAACGTCCATAATGGCGGTTCCCGATACGGAAGCTATCACATAGTCTGCCAAAGTTCCTTTCATGCCTTCATCCAGCTTCTTGATGGCATCACGAAGGTCGGAAGCTTGTACAAGTACGTTGAATACTGTACGCTTTTCTGCTCCGGTCTTCTCATCGAGAGTGACAAACCAAAGTTTGCACTTAAACCAGCGGTCGGCTGCTCCTTCTTCGGACGGGAACAGTTCATTGTAATTCGCTTTTGCGACTCCAGACACCTCGAACTCACCACTGATAAAAGGTGTCATTTCTTCGATAATGCGAGACTCTGCTTCGGTAAAGCTGAGCGCGTCTACCAGATAAAGTTCAGTTACTTTCTTATTCATTCCGTTTTCCAATGTCTTTTCGAAACGGATTTTACATGTAAACCAATTGTGCATCATAATTTTTCTGTTTTTGTTGAGTTTTTAAATATTACGTTAGTGTGGTCTTCTCTTGAATCATCCATACAGTTAAGTCCGTTGCCGTAGCAGCTTATGGTGTGTTCAAAAAACCAGCATCCGCTGCAAGGGTCTTCCGGATCTTCAACTTCGGCTACTTCGAGCGTATGTCCATTCCAGGTGAACGTTTCACCCAGTTTGTTCTCTTTTGTCAATTTTTCCATGCCAGTTTGATTTTATCTTTCAGCTTATTCCAGTCCCTAACCGCCATACGTGGTTCCATCCAGCAGAGCCAGCCCAGGATTCCCAGCAGATCTCCAAGGATCCGGAACAGGAATCCCAGGATGATCAGCGGCCCGATGACAAGGGAAAAGGCTGTGAACAGCATGATTTGTGTACGTTTGTTCATTATTCGATGAAATAAGATATTACTACCAGATTGCTTCGCATTACTATCAGGGACATCCGGTTATCGTCTTCTCCCAGCCATACGTGGATCAACGCCCGGCGTGTGTGTCCCTCATTTTTCAGGTTCTCAATACATCCTTCGATAATCACTTTCAGACGAAGGTATTCATCACGGGTTGGCTCCAGTTCCCGGTTTTGAGTTACACGGGTCATGTATCCGTGCAGCTTCTTCATCCAGCGCGGCCACTTGTCGCGCCGGATGTTGGTTTTAAAGGTTAATTCAGCCATAGCTATTCCAATTTAATGATTTCGCATTTCTCCAGAAAAGGAGATAATTTCTGAAAATTGTAAGCCTCAATGAAACCTCTAAATTTTCTTGCATTTTTAGTGTCTTTTATGAAGCATAATTCATACGAAAAATCCGATGAGAGTTTTGGGTATCCTTTTTTCAGATAATCTCCGGCTCCTGTCTTGATGACATATATTCCTTTCCCATACTCTTTTATCCTATCATTTATATCTTTCCCTGTCCAACAGGATATGCAATGAGGACCGGATGGTGCATTGTAATATCCTGCATCCGGATTAATCTCTTTTCCACATTTACAACAGAGTAATTTATTCATCTTCCTTTTCCTCCTCAATCCAGAATGTGATTATAGGTGTATTGTAGAGGGTGTATACCGTAATGCGATTATCTGTGCGTTCTATCTTATGGGTTACACCAAGTTTGTTTTTAGAGTTTCGAACGATGTATGTAAAGTCGTTCAAATAGTTTTCTATTACGTCCATTTCTTTCTTTGCTTCCTGCTCGGTAAGCGATTTAATTGGAAATCTCTTATGATAGTATCCTGATACCTTCAATGCGTATGCAGGAGCAGGCTTTTTGATAAATTGTCTTTCAATTCTGTACTTTTCCATCTTTCTTCCATCCATTAAGTTCATAAACCTTATCCCGTGCTTCCTCTTTGGATCGGCACTCCTCAATGGGAGTGCCTGTGCATGTGGACTGAGTGTATTCATTCCGATATACGATCCATAGATTTCCACGGCGGGAATAACTGTACTTAGGCCGTCTGGACTGCATCGCTTTCTTTCTTTGGTTCGACATAGAAAGATTCGTCCTGTACCACCTGAATACCAATTTTCGGGAATAATTCGGCCACTTCAGGAACTTCCCGGTCGGCCAGCAGCTTGTCCTTGGCCAGTTCCTCTGTGGTACGGATATAATCAGGAAGGAATTCTTTTACCAGGTTTGTAACCGAGGCCCAGGTAAAGCCTTTCAGATTCTTCAGCTTCGGGTTACCGGTGCGGAATCCGATGATACCATGTGCCGACTCCAGACTCTTTTTCTTGCTGAACAGCGTATCCTTATTCTCAGTGGCGTAGGTCTGCATCACTTCGAATGTACGATCCTTGGTTTCGTTCAGTTCGGCCAGCTGGTCGGCGTACTTCTCGCGGATCTTAGTCATCTCCTGATCCATCTTCGCGGTAAGTGACTGGGCCTTTGCATCGGCCATCGCAAATTCGGCAAATGCCTGTTCGTACTGTTCGCGGCTTACTCCGCTGATTACTGTTTTCTTGGTTCTTTTTGTTGCCATTTTAATTGAGTTTTAATCGTTATTTAAATTCTGTATAACACAAACGTATTTTTGCTTCTGGATTAATCCCTTGTGCCAATTTCCTTACATCCGTCAAGTTGTCGGTTCGCCAGCATGAGCGGATGCTTTTATTCGGTCTGTCGTGGAAAGAATAAATGATCCTCCATACGATGTATTTCTTCCTATTCATCCCTCATGTCCTCCATTGCCGCCAAATCGTATTCCAGTTTCATGGTCTCATCAGCCTGTTGTCCGCAGAAGTTCTCCAGTTCGCGGAGTATCGTTACGCGGTCGCCGAAGTCAAACTGCTGCATGCGGTTCATAATGTCATTCTGAATTTGTTCGATTGCCTGTTCCATAGCTATTCCTTGTTTGATTTACTATCCTTGTAGTCTCTCACGACAGAACTTCCGAGCAACTCACGCCTGCTGTAGTATACGTTATATCCTTTTTGATAGCGGGTAATGAGTCCTTTATTAGCCCATTGCTTGATGGTGGTCTTTGCACATCCAATCAGGCGGCACGCATCGGCCTGACCTATCAGTTCATCAGGGGCTTCCGAAATGTCTTTACGCGGTGCAGGAGCTACATCGCCCACTCTCAGACCTAACCTGCGTTCCACCCTATCCAGGCGAAGAAGCAGCTTTTTGTACTCCGAAAGACTCAGTGTAATGGTTTCTTCCAACTCCTGCTCTTCTTCCGGTCCGTCTTCCAGATCCGGACAGATGGAACTGATACCAATCTTTCCGGCAAGGAACTGGGCTGCATCGCGTGCGGCATAGAAAAGAGTTTCGTTGCGCTCGTCTTCCGGAACGTCGCGCACATACCGATTGAATACCCATGATTCGCTGCGTTTTTCTTCTAAAACTTCCCTCTGTATGCGACATATCGGATCGTAATTACGTTCTTCCAGATACGCTATTGCACGATTTATTTCTGATTGCTTTCTCATATCATTCCTCCTTTCTGGCCATTGCCTCAAATTGTCTTTTAACTTCCTTCAGCTCTTCCAGTGACATTTCAGTAAGGTTCTTGCGGAACTTGCTGCGTGTACGGCAGAACTGGTTTATCTTCGCTTTGTTCATTTCAAAATCCGCTTCCGTTTCGTTCGTGTAATTCTTGTTCAGACAGGAGATATGAAACGAAAGGGAAAAAATCTGTTTCACTACTTTGCGTGCCTCACGATGGATGCGGTCAGCTTCCTCACGGTTGAACCGTGTTAGCAACAGTCCGGCTTCTTCTTTGGTCAGTCCGGCGGTGCTGTCGGTTCTTCCTTCCGTGAACTGGCTGATAAAACCATGGCGGTCATCATCATCAAATCCCATTTTCCGGAACTGAGCGTGCAGCGCCTTCACCTGCTGCGGTGTGATTGGACGGTCTTTCATCATTGTTCTCATGTATTTTGATTATGAATTGTAAATTGAAAAGATTATTCTTCTCCGTAATATTGCCGGGCTTTCTCCGGCACGATATCGTAATGTCCTACGGGACCGATAAAGCGTCCTTTTGAAAAGGCCCTGAAGCCTTCCACGTAAATCTTCAGCGAGGCATCGTACATCACTCCTTTGGCGGCACGTCCGTTGGGTAACTGGCCTTCGGCGTGGCTGATGAAGATGAGCAGCTTCCGCTTATGTTGTTCCTTAAAGTCAATGTACTGACGGTACGTCATTCGTGTGTACTGGAAGGAATCGATAACCACGATGTCCGGGCTTTTCTGCCGGCGGAGTCGTATGCTGAGTTCATCCATATTCTCGTTGTCGATCAGCAGGAACTTCTTGTTTACTTCCATCATCCCGGTTCGGCGGATGGCATCCTGCATGGTGCGGCAGGCACCTTCCTCCATGCTGTCGTATGCCACACGGCCAAAACGGCACAAATACTTGCAGAGCTGGAGGGCAAAACTGGTCTTACCGCTACCGGAGTTTCCCCAGATGATCCAGACTCCACGGCGTTCCGGAGTGCCGAATGCATCGTACCAGGGACCATCGAAATCCATCACATCAAACTTCATGGATAGAAGTTCACGGACTCCTTTCGCATTGCGGTCGAAAGTGAACTTCTTTTTCTGTGGGGGCGGTGTAGTATCCTCTTTATTCATTGCTTCCTCCTTTCCTTCTTGCTTCGATAATACGTTTCTGACGGTGGATGCATCGTTTCACGCGGCGAAGGTCGTTGTCGCTTCGCCTGGCATCTTTCAGCACCTCTTCGATATCGGCGCGGTCGGTCAGGTTATTAGCCTGACAGATGGCGTATATGTCATTCTGTTCTGTGGGAGATACATCGAAGAAACGGCGTCCGATTCGGCTGTTTATTTCCTTGTAACCTTTCTTGTTGTAGCGAAGACCGGCTTCCATACGGCGCTTGATGTAATCCGTACTGAGAAACACGATACCTGAGTGTCCTTCCAGGCGGTTGTAAATGCTGATGAAATAGTTGAACACGCTGTCAGTAAGCTTGTCGCCTTCATCGAAGACAAGCAGCGGATTCCCCAGGAAAGAAATCATACTGATGGCATTCTCCAGCATATCGCGGAGGTTGGTCGTGTCGGTAGGTGCGCCTACCTGTTTGGCTATCTCACGCACAAAGTCTGAGCGTCGCATATCTTCCGAACAGAGGATGTAGAACACGTTTCGGTGCGTGCGGCGGTATTCGATGGCCGCTGTGGTCTTTCCGCATCCGGCATCACCCACAATCCATGTCACGTTCTTGTATGCCTGTGCGTCGCTCAGCGCAAAAGTGATTTCCTTGAAAGTCTTTCCTTCGTGAAGGTTCCATGAGTCGAAGGCAAAGCCTATCTGCGAAGCGATACGGATAAACATTTCATCACTGATCAGTTCATACTTTCCGTTGCAAAGCTGGCTCACGGTGGCCGAACTTACACCCTGCAAGCTTTCTGCGGCACGGTTCAACGTAGGGTAATTGGAACGGTAGGCAATCAGTGCGCTGCGTACCTGTTCTTTCATTTCTGTTGTTAATCCTTTCATTGTTTTAATAGGTATTTAAGTATTGTTTAATCAAATCGTTAGAATTTTCCCAAGCTGTCCAGTTCATCAAACGTCAGGTTCGATACTTTCTTTGTCCAGTCTCCTGATGATGCGAAGGTCAGCGGTTCATTTGCCAGTACAGGCTCTTCCGGAATATCCGTTTCGGGCATCGGTACCGGAGCTTCCAGTGTGCCACGCTTCATTTCTTCGCGGTATTCGTCAAGCTGCTTTTCGCTCACGGCCACCGGACGCGGTATCCGAAGTTGGGTGTATGCTTCGCCCATGGCTTCCTCCATGAAAAGGTCTTCCTGGGCGATGTGCATGGCTGCACGAGTGCGACGGTTGGCATCCAGTTGGGCAAACAGATAAGCGTTTTCCTCTTCGGTGCGTTCCTGAGTGGCACGATGGATCGTGACTTTCGGTGTAGCGATGGCCGCATACTTGGCTCCCGTGTCAGTCACCGCCCATAGCTCGATGCGGGTCATGTCTTCCGGATCGTAGCGGTAGAGGAACTGACGGCCTACGTTCTGCAGGTGGAAGTTCATATCTATCAGCCCGTCGTCGCCATACACCATGTAGCTGTATTCCTGCTTGTTCATGCGGAAATTGAAACCTTCCCTGGTGTATTGCACCGGAGCCTGAGAGAACAGCATGAAGATTTCGTGTGCTTCGTAATCATCCAGCGGTTGAGCTTTCGGATTCTCGATGGCGGTGTACATTTCCAGTCGGGTCATGCCGGTGAGGCTGGTAGGATGCTGCATCAAGTTCCATTCTTCGCGGCAGTCGGCATACTGTTGTTTCAGTTCCTCCAGCGTGGGAAGAAGGTCGATGTTTGCCATTACCAGGTCGATATTCGCGCGGCTGGATAACTTCTTGGCCGTAATGTTCTGACCTGTGAAGTTGTAAAGCTTGTGAAGAACCTGTTGCTGGAACCGTCCGAAAGCGGACTCGATGGATTTGGACTGGCCGTTGTGCGGCATCGTGGTTTTGTGAAGATGACAGAGTTTCTTGAAGAATCCTTGCGAAGCCAATTTCTTATGCCCTCCCTGGTTATCGGTCACTATCTCGTAAGGCTTCACCTTCCATGTCTGGAGTGCCATCCGGTACGCCATGTACTGGTTGTAGAAGTTTTCGCCGTCACCGATAAAGTAGCCGAGGAACAGTTCCGTGCAGGCATCCATCACCTCGTACACATCCGTGGTTCGTGCCACCCATCGCTTCTGCCTGTCATCGTACGCACGGTAGTAAAGGTTTATCTTCGTACCGTCTGAATACCACAGCGAGTTAGGCATGGACGGCATTACCGTATCGAAGGTTGGCATATACTTGTTCTTGAATTCCCTTTCGCCATTTACTGCGGCATACCACCACACCATTACCGCCGGATCGTTCAAGTAACTGTGCATCGTAGTAGGACTCTTGATGGTTTTCAGTCCGCGAAGCACCGCCTGACGGTTGTATTCCTCAAAGAGCTGCATATCGGTGTAGACAGGGAACTTGCTCCGGCGAAGCTTCAGCAGAAGAGCACCTTCAGCTTTTCCGATGCGGCGTGCGGCACTGTTTCCCAAGTTACCGCTAACCAGCACCACGTATCCCTCACGCTTGTAAGCGTTGAACTTCTCTCGCAGACGGGCCGGATTTTTCGGCAGTGTGTGGCCTGTAATTTCGCGGAGACGCTCACAGCAAATCTGAACGCTGCTCCATGTTTCCGCACGCCGGGAGAAACCGCCTTTGGCATGTTCCACACTGCGTGCCTTTTCCGTCCGCAGCATTTCGTTCATCACCTGAGCGTTCAGGATGTATTCCAGTTGTCTGGCAGGCTCGATACGCGGCTCAAATTCCTTGAAGAACCGTACCGCTTCGGCATCGAACCGGATCTGTGTGTTGATGTACTTTTCCTGCTCACGCTGTTTCATTTCTTCGTATGCGTTTTTGAATGTGTCATCGTATGCTGCACGGAGCCGTTCCGGCATGGAGCGGTAGGCAATCAGGGCCTCGCGTCCGTTACCTCCCCTCTGGAGGAGGGTTAGCTTGCCTTCACGAATGTATTTCTTATAGGTGGGCTGGCTGATAAGTCCGCTCCCCACAAGCTCCGTAAAGCTGACGCATAATGTGTTTCCGTACATTTCCATGATTAATTCGTTAAGATTGTAGTCCGGCTCCGGGACTTGAACCCGGACGGCAGCCGCTTCACCTCTTTTTACCACCTATTGAATACCTATGTCAGAGAGTTTACTACTATCCTGATGGTAAGGTTCTGCAAGCCGGATATGATTCATTCCTTGTTTTGTGCTTTCTTGTCCTCTTTATCCATTCGTATTGCGGCAGGTATAAGTGACAGGCAAAGGGTAACGGTTATAATCAAGTTCATTGTGCCATCTGTCAGTCGGTTCAGTATGGCTGCTGCCAGTATCAGCAGCAGATAGCGTGTAGTAGTATTGATTCGTTTCATGATTCAATGGTTTTGAGTTTGGTGCCATCCCGATTCTCGCGAACCGGAATAGCAATGAGCAATCATTTATGTAGTTGGTTGATGTCTTTCTCTTTTCTTAATTTCCTCAAACAGTTGTGCCTGCATCTTTATCAGCATGCAAAACTCTTCATCTTGAATAGCTTCGCGAAATCCTCTGTCGCCTTTTACCAAGTCTATCAGTCCGCATACATGTTCAAGCTGGGATTCAATGTTCTTAAAGGAGTATTTTGTAAAATTCATACAGATTATTTTAAAGGTTAATAACTTCCTCATACGGGTTTTCCAATTTCTTCAGCTCGTAGAGTTCCGCTCCGTGATTCAAGGCATACGAGCGGATAAGTCTTGCTGTAGGACTTTTAGTGTCGTATGCCAGAGCGGCATCCACTGTACGGGTTGTAACATTTAGTTTCCGGGCGATTTCTTCTTTCAGCTCTCGGCTTGCTTTGATGAGTTTTCTTGTTTCTGCCATTTCGTTATTGATTTATTTAGTTATGAAATCTACCATGTATTCTCTCTGGAAAGATCCATCTTCATGAATGTGTTCCGATAACCAACGAGATGTCATTTTCCGACTTTCTTCCTCATCAAATGCCAATTCTTCCGGTTCAGGAAGTGTCTCAGTGTTTTTAATCATTCTCGTTAATTCTTCATATACCTCTTTTGGTATTTTTGCATTACTTAAGCTTACCTTATAAGTCACCTCCACCACAAGTGCTCTAACAGCGGTGTTTTCTGATTCGTTTTCCCTGATTCTATCCATAATTTGCGTTTTTAAATATTATTTTCTACCTTTAGGGGCGTCTTCTTTATTGAAGACTCTGCAAATGTAAGCACTTTGCGAATATCGTGCAAGCATTTTGAGAATTATTTTATTCACAATGAATATATTTTTAAGCAAAATGGATAAGAATAAACGATTGGAAAGGCTTGTAGAATATTATGGGAATGGTAATAAATCCCATTTTGCTAAGATATTAGGCGTTAAGGCTCAAACAATTAACACCTGGTTATCAAGAAATACCTATGACACTGAATTGATATTCGCGAAATGCGACGGTTTAAATGCTGCTTGGCTCTTAACCGGCGAAGGCAACATGCTCAGTTCCGAGTCTGAAAAGGAAGAAAAACTGCCATCCGTAAACCAAACATACGAAGGCGCACCCTACTTTAATGTGGATTTTATAGGAGGATTCGATGTAATTGTGAATGACCAGACGCGGAATCCTGACTTCTACATTAATTACCCTCCCTACAACCAGGAAGGAGTGGTTTGGTGTAACCTCACCGGTCACTCCATGGAACCGGAGATAAGCAATGGTGACATTATCGCACTTCGTGAAGTAACGACACCTATCCAGTATCTTCCGGCCGGGGAAATATACGGCATTGTCACAGAGGAATACCGCACAGTAAAAAGAGTCAGGTTAAGCCAAAAAGAAGGTTTTGTCCGGCTCATCCCTTCGAACAAAAGCGAAGAGTTCTGCGAACAGGAAATCCCCATCAGCATGATTCTAAAAGTATATGCTGTTTTGGGAAGCATCAGGAAATTCTTTTAACTATATATTATGAAAAAAGACCTTGATAAAAAATATACCTATGACGAAGTAATAGAGGCTTTAAAAAATGGAGAAATACGTGTTCCTGTTCCTGTACTTACGGGAATGAATGGTTCTAAATACCTCTTGCAACCTTCTCCACACAATGCTAGCGAATTAGACAAATGGGGTTTTACTGAATTTACTATCCATAGTGAAAAATTTAATGTACCATCCTTAGAAACTCCAAATGACGGAACCTGGTTTCAAGGAGGACCGTTATTGAGAGGATTACATCTAGCAGAAACAGAAAGCGAAGTACAAGGATTCTTCCGGAATCTGTCTGTATACGCTCGAAGATATTCTCCATTCAACAAAGGTTATAAAAGATTGTTTGTTCACGAATCAGCTTTGCCTCAGTTAGGGTTAACATTAGACAGAGAATTAATATACAGCCAAAGATTGGAAAAGTTAATAGAGTTAGATGGTGCTCCTCAATATGTAAATTATGAGCAGCGTTTTGGAATTCCCTATTATAATATGGGATTTTCTACGGATTTCAATAAGATTTTCGGTACACATTACGCTGTTCCTGATTTCGAAATCATCTATAAGCCATTCAAAGACGCTGAAGTTTATTGTAACGCAAAAGGAGATGGTATGATTCCGGTTATCTCAGATGGTGACGTTGTAGCCTTAAAAGAAGTACAATTAAAAGATATAGTATATGGTGAGATTTATGCAATAGCAATGAATGATGACTCCGGAATAATTCGCGTAATACGGCGCGGATCTGACTCTTTTAAACTGCGTTTGAGTGGCATAAATGTATATTATAATGATATCGAAATTGATACTCGAGGAATTTTAAAAATATATAAGGTAATGGGATGCATAAAACATTTTTAG